CTCATCCCTAAGTCCATTACCACTCGCGGTTCCCATTCCACCCCAGCGATCTGATTGATCGACTGCGGGCCGTTTAGAATCTGATTAAACGCCAAGCTACGTCCAAGAGTATCAATTCGCACCACATCATTATATACCCGGTCAGCGATATGTTGAGCGATGTCTTCGGCCTCTAGCGGTTGCTCAGGTCGCCCAAATACCTGTAAGGCGCACGTCAAGCGCACCCACCGCACCACGTCTAGGTTTCCATCCTCATCGACGTTAGCGGCTTTTTGATGCGCAATCTCACCGCTTTGCGTGATGCGCATGGTCATATAAGGACGGGCCGGGGAAGGCGCGTTTTGGTCAGCCACGATAATTGTCACCCCAGCGGGCTTAATAGCATCCAGCCAAGCGATCACCCTTTGGTAAACCGTATTCATGCGCTTGACTCCGTAACCCGTGCCGCAACATACGCCCGATGCGGTATTAAACCGTTCTGCCACGGCATCTCAGCCATAATCTCGTATTCCGCACCCTCTAGCACTGCCACGTCGTTGTTCTTGCCTGTGCCTTCCTGCGCGACCTGCAACACGGCATCGGTGAACAGTCTAAAGGCTCCGGCATCGCGTCGGCCCTCCGGTAGTAACTGCACGTCACGTTCCCCGGCTGGTTGTACGCTCGCCTGTATAGTCAGCGTGCTTTCGCCGCCCGCCTGCCAAAACCCGTCTACATACGCGCCGGGGCTTTTGCGCTTAATCGTGACGGGTTTGCGGAATACACCGAACATGGTCAGCCCATCCGAACCGCGTAACGGATAGCGGCCAGCATCGCGCCTGTGTCNATCAGCGGATTGCTCGACCCTTTGCGCCGTATGGTTGCCGGATCNTTCGGCGGCTCGCGCAGCGATATGACCTTTTGCTTAATATCAGCNTGCGCACGCTCTCCCAGCAAGCTAAAAGCCTGCTCTGGCGTTGACTGCAAAGACAATATGCGGCCCAGCACTGCATCGGCTGTCCGATTCCAGTCATTGCGCTTTTCGTCTGCGGTCGAACGGATAAACGACCGGCTCGGGATGGTCGAAGTGCCAAACTCATTCCAAGCGGCGTATGCGGCAATCGGGGTTCCTGTGTCGCCTGTGCCTGCATCGGATTGAATGCCCACATCGACGGCAGCGCCCTCTACCTGCGGCAATCTGCGCTTAATCTCTCGCCACTTTCTGTCGTCTACCGTCAGCTTGCTTTTCATGGCGTCACACGGGTTCGCGCAGCAAATACGCAACCTCGGCTCAGTCGATCATACTCAATGCCGTAGCTGGTTTGCCCTAAGCTCCCCATGATGCCGGAACTGCTATACCCAATAGATAGCGAACCCTCCGACAAGCTCGATACGGCCCCACCTGCGCCGCCTGTTCTTAGGCCCAGCGCCATAATATGCGCGGCCAGATAGGCCACCAATAGCGGCCTACGCTTGCCACAAAGCCCCTCGGCAATCTGCATCTCAGCGATGTCGATGGCTTGAGTCGCGTCTTTGCACGCGAACTCAGGCGCAATCACCGGGATGATTTCTTCCGGGATGGCCTCGTATTCCATGCTTACTTACTCGCCTTTTTTCTGCGACGGCGCACCGTCACGGGCTTAGGCTCTACCGGCTCAGCGACCGTTTCAGCCTCTGGTTCTGCTTCCTCGGGCATCGGGTCAGCCTGCACCTGTACCGCCTCACCTTGCGGCTCTGTGGTGGTCGTAGCGGGCTTTTCCTGCTCATGCTCGATAGTCAGCACGCCAGCGGCAATGTCAGCCTGCACAATCTTGTTCTGCAACATGCGATGCACGTCTTTACCGGAAACGTCGTTATCGCCCGGCATCAGCCGAACGCGGCCCACCTGATAAACGGTCGGCTTGTTAAGCGTAATCTTCATGGCCCCTCCTAAAAGATTGGGGCGGCTATTAACCGCCCCTTTCTCATTAAATGCCGTAGCGGAAGCACTGGCTCAGCGGATACGGAACAATCGTACCGCCATGCTTGCTGTGTACCGGCACTTTAAAGGCCAGATTGTTTTCCTGCGGGGCGAACATCTCGACCATCTGCGGGATTTCCTGATACAGCTTATCGGGGTTGCGGTCATACACGATGAAGCCATCGGTTGATCCGGTGAACGCACCTTTAAGCTCGTTGGCCCATTCCACGGCGGTAATCACCGGGCTATTGCCAAGGAAATACTGCAAGATGGTTGTGTCAGTCCCTGCGGCCTGCCGGGTGGTTGAGATCAACTGATACTGTTTAATGGGCAAAACCACGGTGTTAGGGGTTTCAGCACCATTAGTCAGGTCGATGATCGAAGTCACCGCGTCGTTCAGGTCTTTTAGGATTTCGTCTGGGGTTTTTTCTTCCCACTCGGTATCCCCACCCGCGCCATCTTCCACGGCGGCAGCCGGAATGTTGGCGTTAGTCAACCAGCCCTGAATGCCATGCTCAGCGTCGCCCACAAAGGCCAGCCGGTTCATGGTTTCTTGATGCGCACGAACGGCCTGATTTGCCTTACGCTGTTCCAGCGGCTTGCCAGCAAACTGCGCAGCACGAATATCCTCGATGCTGTAAACGTAGCTGTTGCCGATGGATTTCAGGAAGGACGTAAACTCCTTGCCCTGAATGTCAGCGGTCGGCAGATCATCGGCATAGTTGCTAATGACCTTAGCGATACCGACACCATCATACTGCTGATAAGTGACTGCCTTAGCGCCGGGCGAAGTCGTGCTATCGACTGGGATAAGACGGTTAGCGGCCAGCGGGGCTTTCAGCACGTCAAAGGAGCGCGCTTTGATCTGCTCCAGCTCGCGCTCGAAGAACGCGGTGCTTGCTGAATCTAGGTTAATATACTTGCTCATTTGTTTCTCCTTTAGGCGTTGACGTCAACGACGTTCAGGCCAGCGCCCGAAGTCAAAAACACGCCAGCGGCGGTTGCATCGCTCGAACTGTTCGTCCAAACGCCAGTAGCGTCTACAACGTAAGCGGTCTGCCCAGCGGTCACATCGACGGCCAGCGTATCGACAACAACGCGGCCTTTAGTCATGACGCCAACAGCGGCTTCGTCTTCATACTGCCCAGTCACTTCGGTATGGCTGAACACGGCAACGCCTAAGAAAGCGCCACCATCAAAAGCCTTAACCTGCTTAGCGGGGTCAGTACCACGCTCNACGGCAGCGCCGAAAGGCACAACGCCNTCTGCGGCAAAGCTGTCAACCGTGCGGTCGGTGGTGTCGGCAATCTGGCCAGCCTGACCAAGCGCCGAATCAAATGCGGGTGCGGTAGTCTGTGCCATGATTAGGCCTCCTTCTTCCACTGGTTACGAACAATGTCCAACGCGGTAACGCTGGGCTTAGCATCGGCAGCGTCAGCGCGTGCGCCAACCTTCTCAGCCTGATTCTTAATGCCGTCGCTGGGCATAGACTCAAGCACTGCGTCAAAGCGGGCGGCCACATAATCGTCAGATTTTTCCGACAATTCCAGCGANTCATGACGTGACTTAATCACGGNTTCCATGATNTCGCGGTCGCTGGCATCCAGCATTTCGTCAGTGTTGACGACTTTGCCAGCCTTGGCCAGCAATGCCACACGGGCTTTAGCGGCTGCGGCAACGGCTTCATCNCCACGCTCTTTTTCTAGCTTTTCCATGTCGGATTTCAGTTGGTCGATCTTGGCCTCATAGGCGTCAATCTCTTTCTGCATATCCTTCTTGGTCTTTTCTGCATCGGCGCGCACTGTTTCAAGCTCGCTCTGCACTTTGGTGTAGGCTTTGGCTACTTCCGGCGCGGCCTGATATTCCAGTCCGTCCAGATTCACCGTTGCCATTTTAACGTCGCTCATAATGAACTCCTTGGCTTGGTTTACGGATTGAACAGCAGCGCCGTCCAAATTGATCCGTGCGTTGCGACCTGCACGGGCTTGGCTCACGATAGCCAAATGGTTGTAGCGGATATTCGTCTGCCTGTGCGTGTAGCTTTCTCCATTGTACTCGCCCTGCTCAGGAATTAAATCCACTGCATATCCTAGTGATAATTCTTTCATTCCAGCCTCGACCGCAGTCACCCCGTCGCTGTGGGTAATGGTCATTGGCACGATTATATGGCGGCCATCGACTCGATGGTTTTCGCCAGTCATGCCAACCGCTAGGTCTTTAGCATTGTCTCGATTTACTAGCGCGGTCGGGTGGTTTACCGTGACGGGAATCATCGCCAGCGATGCCAGCGATTCAGCATCTAAAACATCATCAGGATGACGAAGCTCGCGGCGCTCTGTGCCATCGGCGTTAATGTAGGTAAACACGCCCAGCCGGGTCGCGACTGCCTCGCCGCGCAAATAGCCTTCGTCGGTTCTGGTCATGCGCGGTAGTTGCGCACGGTCTACGCGAATCGCGTTTGTCATTTCATCATTAGCCATAGCTAATCCCCTCGGGAATTAACGTCACGATAGGCTTGCATATATGACAAGTCAAGATGCTTTGTTTTCAAACCAGTGCAACCTGCCATGCGCTCCATCGCCGTCCAGTGTGTAATAACCCTTGCCTCGGTCATGCGTGACCTCTAGGCGGGTTTCCGTAATCTTGCTTATTTTGCCCTTTCCTAGTCTGGCATTGTAAACGATGTCGCCCCGCTTTGCTTTTGCGAACTTCATAATTCCTCCAGCAAGTCCGACAAGTCGGGGATTGAAGCGCATCGGCATTGAAAGTCGCTCCCCGGCGTCCCTTCGTAGCCACCTATGCTGCTTCTTTGCTTCCACGTCTTGCCCCCGTCGTCACTATAAACAGAATCGTCGTCCCAGCGGCACAACATACCGTTTAGCACTTCATGGCTGGGCCGCACCCGCTCATCGGCAACGGTCGCCCAGATATACTTGTCGATACCTAGCGATTTATTGCGGGCCTCGGTTAGCTGTCCGCTCAGCTTGCTCACCTGATCTCGCGCAATCAGCTTGGCGCGTGATTCGCCCACACCAAAACGGCCCCGGATTTCCTTTGCGATGTCTC